CCACATCGTAATAGTTATGATCGGAATAAATCCTTTATGCTGAACTTTCAGATTACCTGATTTAGTTCGCCAGGTATTCTTGAGTTCTTGAAATCCGAGTTTTCCTGCACAATGTGGTAATTCCATTTCTGTCGTTCCATAGACGAATTTTACTCCGCCAAAGCCCCAAAGCATTTCAGCCATTAGTTCCAACTCCCCAAACATTCAATTTCAATCAATCCATCTTTAGGATAGCCAATGTTTGTCAATATGTAATTATAGCCATCTATTTGTATTGTTTTGAATATCTCCATATATTCTTCGTTATAATAATAATCAGGTAAAGAGAAAGACAATTTGCAACTAATAGCTGTAAAAGCAATGCGATATATATATTTAATTGCATTTGCTATATTATCACCATTTGCCGCATTACTAAGAGCAGAAGCCATTGTGTTAACTTCTATCAATGCCCCATCTCTTGTTTGGTTGATAATATCATCATCCGATATTACTGTTCCATCCTCAACAATGAAATTAGGGTTAAGCACAGAATAATTAATATGCTTAATGCCAATCTCGTTAGCCCTAATATGAAGAATGTTTGCCGTCAAGAGAACATTAAATATTGTCTCATAAGTTTTTGCTCCATCAGAAAATTCGATCTCATTGAAATCAAGCGGAGTGCTGACATATAATTTGTCTTGCTCTCCCACCTTCTCAATTTCCATTTTGTAATCATTATCATCTTTGGTAATGATAACTGAATGAACGCCATTAACAATAAGATAAGGATAATTAGGTTGTTCTTCTGCCCATTCTATAGTAGCACCGGTATTACCTAATAATGAAGCGATAAGAATTTTATAAGTTTCAGAATTTATTATCGGATTACTGATGAATGTTTGTTTTTGATATGGCTGAAGCAAATTTTCAGGATGAAAAAGAAATCTTTCCATTTGATACCGCCAAACCCAATTGTTTACACCGCCGTAACGCCAGGTATGCAAAAATAGAACATAAAAAGAATTATTTTCAGATAGATAATAGATATGAGTATAAAATCCTTGCCATAAATTAGTATATCCTCCAGTTATATAAGGTAATTGCCAGCCGTATAGTTCGTTATGATCTTCCAGAGTAATTTGTAAATCTTGAATATACATTCCCAATGAACCAACTGCATCATTCACATACTGATTCATATTCAATGCTAATTGCGCTACTGGCTCTGTCATTAGTTTTTGCAGATTATTGCCTTCCCCTTCAATTTTCCAAGAACTGTTCCCTTCGCTAAAAGTATATTCAAATTTCTTTGCCTGCGTAATCCAAATATCCAATGAATCTCGCAAAGTAATAGTCATACTATTGCTATCATAGTTGTGTTTTATGTCTTCTAATCGTAATGCACCAGTAAAAATTGAAGCACCGCTATCTGTATTCACTAATTGAAATGCTGCATCATAATATTCAGGATATATTGCATTTATCAATTTATTATTTATTAGATTCCCAAAATCACCTTCTTTTAATAATGTGATGGTTGCGGTTCTACCATATATCTCAGAAATATTGTCTGCTGCCCCTTGTTTTGCTGAAATATCCCAATCAATAAGGTCGTCTGGTTCTATGCTGAATAATAGTTCCGGTTGCTCTCCATCAATTAGTGTAAGCGATTCATATATATCTAATCTGGCATTTTCAAACATCTTAACTTCCCATTATATTGAGATTTTTCTCTACCCGCTTAATAGCATTTCTGAGAGGTAATCCATCCAGATAAAGATTGAAATTCTGTTCCCTGCTGGAAGCTATTTCTCTTTTAAGTCCATCTATGGACATCATCAATTCATTCTGTTGATTGTTGGTATTGATGTTATTAAGATTATTTCTTCCTGTAGAAGCAATCGGTGCTGGGGGAATATCAAAAGCACCCGGAGCAAAAGAAGGAATTGTGCCATCACCACCTATTCCACCAGTGGCTAATCCAACTAATTTTTGCATAAAAAATAATTCAATCATCTGTGCTATAATCTGAGAAATGATTCGCATAGTTATTTCTGCCATTGACTCCCATGCATTATTCCAAGCGTCTTTCATACTTTTAGTTCCGCTAATAAAATCATATATCGTATTTCCCAAGACATTAGTTATATTTGCACTAATATTGCTCATATTTTTTTGCACTATATCCGATATATTCTTTATGTTATCAGGAATTTCTGAATATATTTTTTTAATCTGATCGGCTCGCCATTTATCCAATAGCACCGAATTTATTCCTTGCTTCACATATTCATCATATTCTTCTTGAATTTTTTGAATACGGAGATCAATATAGCGATTACGGTCTGTGGTCACCTGCAGTTCTATTTCTCTGCTGGCCTCAATATATTTCTGATAAGCTTCCCAGAATTTTTGGGTTTCGGCTAATTCTGCTTCATACATCTCCTTCATCTTATCGGCTTTGTCTTTTTCTATATTCTGAAAATAATCGAATGCTTCTTTTTGCAGTTCTCTTTCTTTGGCATAATACATATTATCTATTTGTTCTTTTGTTAGAACTGTAGAATATTTAGCATCTATCTCTATTCTGTATTGTTTTAGCTGACTATCAATCCAATCCTGCGAATATTTAGCAATTATCTCATAGTAATCTCTTATCGCTTCTTCATTAGTAATCAATATCTGTTTTAGATTATCACCTGTATTGACTAATCCTTTTTCATAATCCTCAAGCATTTTTTGCAAAGCAGAAGTGTCTATGCCCTTTTTGGATAATTCATTCAATTCATTGTTTCGTTTTCTTACTTCCCAAGTAATTGTGGAAAATGTTTTCTCTACTTCTTTCGGAATATTGCCTAAATCTTTTACACTATCAGTAATGATTTTATAGATTTCTTGAGAATTGGATTTCAGTTTTTCCAGATACAGGTTTATCTTTTTATCGTCTGCACTTTTACTCCATATATCGGCAATTGAGCCAAAAGCATTTTTCAAATCATCTCCACCTAATACTGATAATACCGCCGGCGGTAAAGCACTAATCGTATCAATTATTTTCTTGATGGTTTTGAAATATTTACTTTCTAATTTCTTAAGTTCAAAATCAATAGCTAAAACGCCCTGCGATACAAGCGTAACAACCAGGGTAATCGCTCCGCCGCTAATTTTCACGAGATCAGAAATCAATGTTGCTAAGCTCTTCCCCGAGACAATCAATCCCGCAGTAGCGTCTCCCCAAGCCATTTGAACTGCAGAAGCATTATTGATTTCGCCATCAGTGAAAGTATCGCTCCCCTTTGTCATCAAAATCAGATATTGCGTAAATGCAGATTTCACTCCTTCAAAGAAAGATAATGAACCACCTACTGTCTCCAGATAATCATTCCAGGCATTCTTCAATTGTTGAGTTGTAGTTGCAGAAGCCAATGCCAGTCCTTTATACTTCCCTTCCAGGGCATCTAAAAGAACTCTTTGTGCTTCAATTTTTTTACCTGATTCCACAAATCCTTTTATCGTCGCTTCCTGAGTTTCATTGAACATAACACCTACCCGTCTCAGACGAGTTAGCCCCAGAAGTGGGTCTGCAAGAGAAATCCCAAGAGTTTTTGCTGCATTATCCAAACTACCCATACTCTCCGCCATATCCACAGTTAATGCTTGAACTCTCGGGAAAATCTCTTTGCTAATGCCATCAAATCTTAAAAGCGATTGAGTTGCACCTTTAAGAATCTCCTCATCACCGAATTTGGAAACATGTTGCAATTCAGATGCCATATTAGCTAATTCTTGAGTTGTCCAATTTACTGCTTGACCGGTAGATCGTAGGGTAGTTTCTATTTGACGCATAGCAATAATTTGCTCATTATACAACTGCAGTGACTTCTTGCCTATATCCAGAGCAGTAGTGAATGTCTTGTAGGCAATCGCAGCTAAACCTATGTTCTTAGCCAAACCCATAATACTTTTATCCAGCGATTTTACTTGCGTATTTGCCTTTTCTTCACCTTCTACGCCGAAGATCAGACGCAATTTCTGAGTTATATCGTTCACGCTCTTCTCTTTCCTTGTTTGCTTGAGTTTTTCTTGCTATATTCAGATTGTCTATGAACCATTGCGGTTGGTTTTCCCACGAGCCAGTCAGCGGATATTGATGGAAACCATTGTTGATTTCCACCAGATACTGAATGATATACTGGCTGAGTGGCGAAATGATTGGCATTCCATCGTTCTGATCGCATTCTTCTAATTTCTCACAATATCTGCATATAGCATATTTCAGTATCTCTCTATCTTCAAGGACGGTAGAACTCTGATTGGTGAATAAGAATTCTACCGCTCTTATTAGTTTTTTTCATTATTCTCGGTGCGTTCTTTAATCTCATTCTCGTGATTCATTATCTGCATATATACTTCATTGTATCCATCGGGATTTTCCATAGCAAATAACTCCAATCCTTCTTCTGTGAGTGGATATTCCAATTCCCATTTCACTAAGCTATAGAGAATAGTATAAAATATGGCTACAAGACCGCCATTGAATACACGATTGATATTGCCATCGGAAGTTATTTCCTGAGTAAATACCTTTTCCTCTATTTTGGCGTTAAGTAGAGGTGAGCGAACTCTTGCCGTAGCAAAATATTTTCCGTCTAATTGAATTTCATACTCAAATGCTTTCATCCGAGTAGCAAGGCAATCCTTAAATTTATCCATTATTTATCCCTCTTAATTAATCGCTATACTAACGGATTCATCATTCATATCATTAGCAACAGCTTTTAAGGTAATATTGCTTTCAAATAAATCTCTCTCTGGATCAGCGGAATCAATATTAGTCATTATACTATTGAACATAATGTCCCAATTATGTTCTCCTGACACTAATGCCAATACTATGCATTGGTTAATATCAACTCCGATTTCATCCATTGGATTATTTTCGTATACTCCTTGTTTATATAATCCTTTCAAATTCAATTCACCTTCTTGGCGAAGAATAATATCTCTTAATCTGGACATTGAATTGGTATAGCGTTTAGTATCATCAATATAGACATTTGTCAGAGTCAAAGTGAATTCATTTAATCTGTCTGCTTCGCCAAAAATACCGGCATAAAGTATATCACCAAATTGAATTACATCAGGGAAAGTAAGACCGGGATCAGTTCCAGTAATAATCTGTTCTACTTCTCTTTCATGATCGGTTATTCTACCGGATAATGTAAATTCTATTGCCTCTTTACTTCTGCCGGTGATTACTAATGAATCAACGGCACAACCCTTAGCAATATCAACTTTGTATTTTGAATCTACAGGTGCATCATCCCAGACCTTCATCATTACTAATGATTTTGCATCAGGCGGAGTATCCTTAAAAGCATAATGTCCTCCTGGTTCCAGGGTTTGATGAAACATTGCTTGCAATAATATCTCATAATCAAGAGATAGTTTACCCGATAGCGTGAAAGTGCCATCGGTAACACCTTGAACTTGTTCATAGGCAGTTGCCTGAGAAGTTCCTGTTTTATAATTAGTGTCAATCAGCTGTCTATCAGGATTAAGTTCTAATTTCACAGGCATAACGGTTAAGTCATCCCAACGAATTGATAGGGTCGGAGGGCTACCCGCTTCTGAATGAGTGTTCCCACTTCCCAGCGATGTCTCCAGTCCGATTGCTACTCTGTATTTATTGCCACTTCTGTAATTTCCCATTTATTTCTCCTTCATAGAGTTTATATTTTCATTATCAGAAATCTCTATTGGTTCAGAGATTTCAGGTTCTTTCTTTTTTTCTTTTTTGATTGATTCTTTTTGAGCTGATTTATTTATTTCCAGAATATCAGCTACCATAGCAGCTACGCTATCCTCTACTTCTGTCTCTTTTTCAGCAGATAATCTGTAGAGTTTTCCATTGCAAGGTATAATCCTTGCTGTTATCCCTTTTTTGAGTTTTACAATACGCATAATTACCTCGCATTCATATATTTAATGTTAAAATTTATACTTGATATAATGTCCAAGTCACCCACTAATTGAGTCACAAATGGCATATCAGCATGCCAATTAATTGTTTCTAAATTCACTAATGTGGTCTTGGAGTTTAATCCAGAACTATTTAATATCTCACCAATTGCAGCATAGAGAACATTGCAATGCTCTTTCGTTTTATTGATACCATTCTGAGTAATAATGAAGATAGATATATCCAGAAGCTGAGTTAATATTCCGCCATTATCATTTTCCGTTGTTTCAGAGTTAAGCATGATAAAGCCAAAGGGATTATTATTACCTGAGAACATTAAGACCTCCGGTAATATACCCACCGTTCTACATCCTGCTTTCTGAAGAGCAGTCAATATTTCATCAGTTATATCGGTTATTTGATTCGTCATCTATTTGCCTTCTTGTTTTTTATGGTCTGAAGTTTGGCAATCTTCTCCAAATATTTGTTCCCATCAGTTTTATTGAAGCCGAAATGTTCCCGCTTGGGGAGATGATATCCTCCCGTTTGGTGCAGTAAAGCTACTCTTGCTCTGTTCTGATCCGCATAATATAGAATAGCTGCATTCGCCTGAACTTCTATGCTGAGAGAACGATGCATTTGCCCAGTATCCTGAAGCGTCACCACAGAAGAACCTAATCCCCTTGTCTGCATTATCCCACTTTTGTATTCCTGGGTTGCTGCAGAATATTCGTGGAAGGGTTGGTGATTGATATCAATCCCGCTTCGAGTGCGTTTCACTATTTCGCTTCTTGCTGACATTCCCAGTTCACGCCATTCGGAACGGGAGATTTTTCCCAATTTAAATACAGGTGAATTATATTTGAACTCAATCATCTTGTCACTCTGCCACTGGTAATTAGAAGTGAACCAGTATCGGTATCAATTCCTACTCTCATCCGGGAAATAGCACTGGCAATCTCATTTTGATATGCTCTTGCGTATGTTTCTGCCTTCATCTGGTGCATTTGGTTGAAAGTCCCGAGACCTAAATCGCGATAAATCAATTCTAATGCCTTCATATCACAAGCCGTGATAAATGTTTCTGCATTCGTGATTAAATCCAATGCCTCATCATCAGTAGAAGCGTCTGTGCGATTATAGAGGATGGTCAATATATCATTCTTTACTGCTTCTCTTGCTAATTCCAGTTTTGCATTCCAGGTTCTATTTACTTTGGCAATAATCCAGATATTTTCAGTAAGAGTGAAAGATGTAGTTTCCTCATCTTCTTTCAGAACTTCTATTTTTGTTCCATCTCCTTCCCTCAGGTTGGAGACACCAAATAATGTTTCGCCAACATAATACAGTATAGTTATAATTTCTGCTTCGGGAATTTGCCATTCACCGGGAGTTTCAATTTCAGAAGTATGCAGTATTTTAAGAGGATCAGTATAGACGATTGAATCAATTGATTTATCTATATTAGTAATCTGAGCTGTTCCATTTCCTTGAATCGCAGGAACAGAATCATATCCAGCTAATTCATTGACTTCTTTTTCCCATCTGGAGATTGTCTCCAGGGTTGAGAGGGTTGTATCATTCCATTTCATTTTAATCTCAATAAGGGGAGGCAGATTATCCTTATCTCTGCCTCCCTGAATTATCCGTTTATCTACGAACCGAGAAAGCTTCAACTTTATCGGCACTTTCGTCGGCAGATGTGACATAAGTCAATTTCAAATATCTGGCAGAACCAATTAGCTTTGCTGGAATATTGAACTGACAAATCATTTCACCGGGAAGCCAGGAAGCATCCGATTGAACGCCTTCTTTGATTAGGATGCTTGGTAAAACAGTTGTAACTGCTCCATCCGTTGCACCTATTGTAGGTCTGATTTCCAGAGTAGCACCCGAAGCAAGCTCTACAGTAGTTGAAGCCGCACAGACCACAATATGTAGTCCATCATCTGCAACTGCATCCAATTTAATGGTATTGGTACTATCACCAGAAGCAGCATTAGGTAATGCCTGATTTTCAGACAGAATCTGATCTATTGCGAATCCATATTTTTCATAAATAGCCATTATTATCCCCCTTTTAATCCAAATCAGTAGTTTCGGTAGCTACCAGAGCATCTTCCCTGTAAATCGGGACGCCACGCCAAGTAGCTACATTATTGTTATAGTCAGATGATTCGGCAAACATATTCATTTTACCTTCTTTGATGGTAGAGATGGCTCTGCGAGCAGCAGCATTGCAGTAAATGGCAATATTACCGGAATCGGCTTCTACTGCATCAATTAAAGCATTCATATCATCTGCTGTAGGTAAATGAGATGTATCAATCTGAGTAATGACTGCTACAGATTTCGCACTGGGAATTATCAAGGTAAAATAAGCAGAGAATATCCATTTGAAAATATTCATCTGCTTATTTGTTGTAGTATCAGTTACAATCGGAATGGGCTGATTCGGAGTCATGTCAATAACCTGGAGCAATTCTGTATTATTGAATCTCAAAGAAGCGCCATCAAATTCATCCCATCTAACTGCAAAGATCGAAGAACGATAACCAGTTGTCGCTCCCTTTTGAGCTATTACTTGTCCCAAATCTTTAGCGTATTGATGGAATCCTTTGAATGCCTTTTCATAACCAAAGCTCGGGACATTGCCATAAAAGACGGCTTTCGCTAAAGCATTGGTCAATGCAGCCAAAGCCGCAGTATAATTGTCTTTAAGCCAGCCATCTTTGCCACCAGGATATTGAAGAATTGCTTGATAATCGTCAAACAAATCAAAGACCAATTCCTTGAGGTCAATTTGGGCAGTATTTACATCTACTTTTTGAGGAACAATTCCTTCACCAATTTCTCTGAAAGCGGCAGTAGGAAGTGAATTGAAGTAACGGAATTTGTGTTTAATTCCGTGCGAAGCTTTCGCTACTGTAGCGGTTTGTAAGAGCGATGATCGTTTCAATAAATCAACCACAATGGGTTGATACTCATTTCCTACACCCCAGGCAGCAGCTAATGCTTGTAAGTTTGCAGTTGTCGTTGCCATAATAATTTCCTTTTTTTATTTTATTGGTTTTTTTGCTAAGCCGATTATTGCGTCAGCTGTAGTTTGGGGAGTCATACCGTCTTGAGCTTTACTTTGAGGATAATTAGGATAGCTCCCTTTTTCCTCATCAGACAGAACTCCCGTTGAGACCATAATTTCATAGAGATCGAGATTGTATTTTGCATCGGCAACAGATAGTTCTTTGCCTTCTTCTGCTTTCTTTAGTTTGCCCAATACTGTCTTTACTCGCTCATATCTCTTATCTGTCTCTTTAATGCTTGCTAATTTCTCATTTGCTGCTTTCCAACTGGAAAGTATTTCCTGATTTTGTTTAGCAAGATACTGATCATATTGTTCTGCTTTGGATTTGAGCCGCTCAAATTCTTTTTGTTTTTCAGGGTCATTCATCTTTTCTGTTTTCTCTTTTTCTATTTCTAATTCCTTTTCCAGTTCTCGTATCTTTGTTTTTCGGGAAGCAGATTCCCGATTTGCGCTTGAGAGTGTATCCAATATGTCAGTTGCCTCTCTCGTGGCATCCGCCAAAAGAGCACTTACTTCTGCAGGAGCATCCGCTCCCAATTTGTCCTTAATCTTATCCAAGATTTCCTTGATAGCCATTTTTTTACCTCGTATTTATTTTATTCTTCAGATTCTTGAACTTCAATTTCAAGAACGGTAGAATCTACTATTGGGGCATCAAAACAATCTTTGAGTGCAAGAATGCGGATTGTCCCCACATTTGCTGTTCCTGTAGTTGTTATCCTCATTTCTGTAGCTGATACTTTTGTTATAGTATCAAAAGCTAAAGTAGTCATTCCAAAATCAATGATCCAATTATCTACATCTTCAGATAAAGTATCCGCAAAAGTATTTTTTGTGATCTCAATAACTATGGCTGGGTTAACATCTTGTTCAATAATAGTTTTTTCCGTAGCAAGAACTGGTGCAGCTACATTGCCTAATATGCCCTGGATGATTATATCTTTGAGAGTTTCATCTGCTTCAACATCGGCCAAGATGTCTGCCTTAAGCTTGCCAACGGGAACATATTTTTTCTGATTGCCTGAATTAGCAATTAGAATACTGATTGAATCGGTATTTTTAATATTCATTTTTACCTCTTGTTTATAAAATAATCATATTTGTTTTAATGTCAAGTTTTATTTTCATCATAATATTCTTTTGTTATCTGGATAAAGGTATGTCGGCAATTATACATCCGTTCATCAGCTGTTCTTGCCTCAAATTCTTCTCTTTCATCATCAGTGAAAAATTCCTTATCGAGTCCTTCAATGCAAGCGGGTCGGTTCAGGTCATCTGTGGGACCAACATATTGCCAATATTTCTCTCCGGTATATTCTTCAGCGGAAGCGTATTCCACTGCTTGGATGAATTTTGCCCTGGTAGTATTGGCGTATGTAACAGAATAGCGAACTAATTTATTATCCAGAACTTCGGCTATTTGTTTTATCGCTACTTCTACCTTCCCACCTCGCACAATCGTATCCATCACTATTCCAGTAATCTGCTTCATAGCGTCTTCTGCCACGCTTGCAAATTGAAGTTCATAAAGTGAATTAAGTGCCTTCAATTTGTTTTGCGTCTGCAGAGTAAAACTAATAGGGATAGCTCCCTGTGGTCTTTTACTTTTTAATGCTTTGAGTAAATCATTTTCCTTGTTTTGTAGTTCTGTGACTAAATCATAATATCCCGCTTTTTGTAATTCTTCCATCAGAACGAAATAACTCTGACTTGCATATTGAATATTATTAGTAGTATATTCCAGATTTCCGCCTTTCCGATCGAATTGATTCAGAAGTGAATTCAATCTATTTCTCATAATTCTGGCTATTCTTTGCATATTTTTTTCAAACCATTGGGTTTGATCGTCAATTGCGGTAGAATATAAATCAGCCATTATTCAAATATCCCGGGAGCAAAAGTAGTTGAGTTTAAAGTTTGTTTTTTACTGGCATCAATTTCAGACACTCTTTGCTCCGCTTCTTCTCTGGTCATATCCGGATTATGTTTCATAATTGCCTCCGTTCTATCCATTGTGCCATTAGTTAGTCGCATTGAGATGATTTGTTCCTCTTCAATCGGATTAGCAGTAATAGCTATATCATTGAATTTGATATTGAAATCAATATCTTCAGGTAATCTTTGCGAGCCATAATAATTCTCACATTGACATATAAGGTTCGCTAATTGCCGAAGCGATTCAATATAGATGCTTCGCTTATCCTCGTTATGATCAATCACGCCTTGCATTGAAAGTTTCAATTGGTAACCTGAACTGAAAGTAGAAGATTGCTTCACTGCAGAGGTAGATAACCCAAGCAGTGAAGCAGTAAAATCAATGTTCTGATTGATGATTTCCCAGATCTGCCTCAAATCCACATTAGGATTGATATAATATATTTTACCGCCTGCCTCTCCACTGACAGGATCACGAGGAATATTAATATGCCTGGTTAGACCAATTATCAATTCACGATAATCCGGGAAACCTTCCGTGCAGAGAGTAGCAAAGGATTGATAGTCAAGAGCTAAATCAAGATTTGTAAGCTGAATATTAGTGCGGAGATTTTGTGGAACAATTATATTGCTTTCCTCATTCCAGAAGCAATTAAGAGGATAATCCAGTTCAAACCAGGCAATAGGAATTTTGCCGTAAGGGTTAGGAATAGGTTCTTTTATGATTTTATCAATTCCATAATCAGTTTTAAGAGTTGCTTCGGTATAAGTTTCTGTAGTCCAGATTGCCCAAATATCAGTCCGAGCTGGCAATAGATTATTACTCTGGGTGTTAATGCGATACATCACCTTAATTGGGGTATCGGGGAAATTGTCATCGGTAATTACAATACAGCGATCTGGTGTCAGAATATCAAGTCCCACCTTTTTTGTAATTGGATTCCATATCGGGATAACACCAATCTTGCCACATAATTCCGTAAATCTATCTATAATTTTGAGTTTGCCAAATAAATTCGCTTGATCAAATACAATAGAAATTGCGTCTTTAATGTTTTGGTTATCTATATCCGGTTTAATTTCCGGATCTCGCTGAAAGATTTTAGCAAGCTGAAGAACAAGAGATTTCGTTAGTGGCACGGTGATAATGTAATTATATATATCCTTGAAGGTTCCCGGGTATCTTTTTTGCATTTCTTCTACCGTATATTCATATTGATTATTGTAGTAAAAATCAATATTTTTAACGGCATTATTCATTCGTGTAATATTGTCTTTTCTTAGTGCTTCTGCCTTGCTTTGTTCTATTATATTCATTAGGCAATTCTCCAATCATTTTCTTTGATTTTGTTTAGATTTATTATATTTCTTAATGCATCAGAAATATGAGTTAACATAGTATCTTTTGTCTTTTCAATCATCCCGTTTTGGTCTGTCGTTACTTGTTCCAGATCGGCAATAAGATGAACGCAGGTCGGATCAATTATAATTCTATTATGAGCAAATTCTCCATTAGTAATATTGAGAGAACGGCGCTGAGAAATGCCATGCTTGTATCTTAATTGCCATCCTTTTCTCGCCAATATTTCCATATCGCTTAAATAGGCATTCGTTTCTCTTGCTGAACCAGTGCAATCTGGATAAATTACAAGTAATCTATCGGGATAATCTATTGCTAATAAATCAGCCATTTGGTATGTATTTGAATTACGGAGATAATATTCAGAAAAGACATAAAGTGTATCATCTCGCCAATATCCTACTACTGCTGTCATTGGATCAACATTGAAATCAATACCAATCTGCAGTATGTCATTTGGCATAGGTGGTTCTACTTTTCTTATATGCTTATCACGGGAAAAAGCATAGTATGCCTGTATCCCATTCAGATTGACAAACTCTCCCCGAATATATGCATTAACCATTTTCTCGTCATAGCTTGACATCAAGTCATCTATGTATGCTTGAGAGAGATATATATTATCGGTTGTTTTGGCTCTAATTAGTTTAGTCCCTGGATTTGGTTTTTCCTGAAGAACTTCATAACAAGTTGAAAATCCTTCTGGAGAGCTGACCATAAACAATTGACTATCTTTTCTGCCTCTCA